GCGAATACTATCCCGCATTTGCTCTAGAGATGCTGCGTGTAGCTGCAGGAGACTCTTCGTATCAAGCCAAGATAAATCAGACTGGGGTTGAAGCATTACGAATTCCTTCTTTTGAAACTATTAAAACTGATGAATATGGAAGAGTATTTGTCAACCCCAATTACGTATTTCCGACTGTTGAAGTAGGTTCTGATATTCCTCGTCTTGATGGGAAAATTGTAATTCTTGGCGTAACTGCTGCTGGAATTGCAAATCCTGTAGCGACTCCATCAGGTGCGCAACATCCCCATGTCCTTCAGGCCAGTCTACTAGAAACTCTGATAAATGGGGATTCTGTTTCGATTCCGAATTGGTCAGCAATTGCGGATCTTGCGGCGTTTCTGGGTCTTGCTCTGGCATTGATCATTCTCTCTAGATTTAGATTTTCGATTATATTTATCGCAGTTCTACTAGGCGGATATTTCTATCTACCATTATATCTGTTCTCGCAACACGGTATTTTACTTGATGTAACATTTAACATACTAGCAATTGCAATAATCTATATGCATATCTACACTGTAAAGTTTATTAGCGAATTCCTTCAGAAGCAACAAATTAAGAAACAGTTTGGTACCTACTTGAGTCCAGATTTGGTAGCAAGACTACAAAGAGAACCAGAACTATTAAAACTTGGCGGAGAGTCTCGCGAACTTTCAATTATGTTTACGGACGTTCGAGGGTTCACTACTATCTCAGAACATTATGGTGAAGATGTCCAAGGCTTGACTTCAATCATGAATCGTTATATGACGGTCATGACAAAAGCAATTCTTGAAAATAACGGCACACTTGATAAGTATATCGGCGATGCACAGATGGCATTCTGGAATGCGCCTCTCGATAATAACCAACATGCACTAGATGCAGTTAAAACATCATTTCAGATGCTAAAAGATTTGGAGACTTTCAATGAAGAAGTTCAAAGAGAAGGCATTCCCGCTTTTGGGATGGGTCTTGGTATTAACACTGCCACTGTGGTTGTTGGTAATATGGGCAGCACTCAGCGTTTTGACTATACTTGCTTGGGGGATGGCGTTAATCTGGCTGCTCGTCTGGAAGGTCAAACCAAGTCTTATGGCGTCAAACTCATCGTCGGACCGCAAACTGCCGAACTGGTTAGGGATGTATACCAAGTAGTCGAACTTGATTTGATTGCAGTTAAAGGTAAGACACTGCCAGCTAAGATTTTCACTATCTTGGAAACCTTCGATCATCCAGGCGAGAAACAGCATGAGAAGTTTCTTACATTTTATCGTGAAGGTAACTGGGAAATAGCCAAAAAATTTGCCAGCGACTTAAAGAAGTGCTGGCAAGGTGAACTATCTGATTATTACGACTCGATGATTAGCCGTATTGAAGAGTTTCAGGTATCGCCTCCGAAAGATTGGGACGGCGTGTATCGGGCGACTTCGAAGTAACTTCTTGTTCGAATAGTTCCTTCTCCATCTGAAGGAAGTGTTGTTCTAGTTCTTCGGTGTTCATTATGCAACCTTCCTTTTATATGCCACACGGCCTTCAAGATATTCTTCAAAAGACGAATAGGTAGGAATACCATTCGCTTCTAGTTCAAAATTAATTTCAAGAAACTCGGCATGTTCATACTGCCAACCGTTCCATGTGACACCCAACTCTTTAAGCAGGGTCTCTTCACTTCTAGATATCTCAAGAATCATCACAATCTCCATAACTTATAATCTAGTTATAGACGATTCGCGACCAAATGTCAACCATTATTTTTCTATTGACAATCTTGGCTATATGTTGTATTGTAAAAGTCTTGAGGAGATTATTATGTCAATGCATCTGTTGGGCCCAGCTTATACTACAACAAATACCAAAAATAGAAAGACTGTAAATAAGGGAATCACTGGTAAGTATGCTCAGGACTGGGTAGACTACAATAAGCAGATGAAACGTCTTGGTTCTTCGACTAAGACCTTTGACGAATATGTGCAATACCGTCAAGGTAAGTATAAGCCTAAGCTGCGTGGCACTCCCATGCCAGCAGCGTATAAATCCGATCATCGCGAACGTTATAAATCTGTAGATAGCGGTGGTATGACGTTTGCTAAGAAGCCTAATGAATATACTGGTACTCTGATCAGGGGTATTGCCACGATGCATAAATCTAATGCAGTACCAGTAATTAATCAAGATCAGATGGAAGAAATCTCAAGGATGCGTAGATGAGTGAAATAGATGATGCTTTAACCACACTAAATTCTGTAGGCGAGGGATTTTGTCCACAGAAGTGGAGATGGCTTGCGCTGTATCTGCATTCGGGTGACAAGCATAGCTGCCATCATCCTAGTCCTAGAATTATTCCGCTGGAAGAAATTGAGGAAGATCCAGCCGCTCTTCACAACACACTTTATGAGAAATTCACTAGAAAGTATATGCTTTCTGGTGGTAAACCGCCTGGTTGTTCATATTGTTGGAATATTGAAAAGATTGGTAAGGTCAGCGACCGCGTATTGAAGAATATTGATAAAATTAATCCTATTTTTGATCTTAATGAAGAAACCGAACTTCTACGCAATACTCCATGGGATCAGAACGTAAATCCATACAACATGGAAATTAGTTTTAGTAATGCGTGTAATTTCAAGTGTGGATATTGCACTGCATCTTTTTCTTCTATGTGGGAACAAGAACTTGAAGAATTTGGTGACTATGATCTAACAGACAGTCCATATGGAACTAGAGGAAAGAAAATATATTCTGAGAAAGAATATAATCCCTATGTGGAAGCATTTTGGAAATGGTGGCCAGAACTAAAAAAAGAGTTGAAGATTTTCCGTATTACTGGTGGTGAACCTCTGATGACCACCAATACATATCGTCTGTTAGAGACGTTGCGTGACGAGGGTAATTCTGACCTTATGTTGCAGATTAATACCAATCTCGGTGTAACCAATCGAAAAGTTGTTGAAGTAAGTAATACTGTTCGAGAACTTATAGATAACAATAAGATTAAGAATTTTCGTTGTTTTACCAGTATTGAATGCACCGGTAAACAAGCTGAATACATTCGGCGTGGTCTGGACTACGAGTTGTTTAAGAAGAATGTTGACACCGTTCTAGAATTGGTCCCAACTGCTTACATGTCCTTTATGGTAACGTATAATAATCTTGTAGTACCGTATTTCAGAGACTTCTTAGATTATATTGTGGAACTTAGAAAAAAATGGGGCAAAGATAGAATTATTGTTGATATTCCACATCTTAAAGAACCGCCACACTGGACAATCAATATTCTAACTAAAGATTTCGGTAAGTATATCGATTCTGACTTGAAATTCATTCAGGAGTCTGAATGGTTTACTGATATAGAACGTCAAAAGATGTTACGTATTCGAGATTACTTTTATAACGATGAACATGCAATTGATGATACGTATCGTCTAAATGCCAGACGAGATTTTGCTAAGTTTTTCCCAGAATACGATAGACGAAGCAAAAGCAACCTAGTGGAAGTATTTCCAGAATTCAAAGAATTTTTAGAATGGTGTAATACCCTATGAACGATGAAAATCAACGCGGTGATGAAGTAACTGCCGATCTAGATGGAGCATACAAGAGTGTTTACTTTGACAACACTAAGGATATGCTGGAAGGCTTAAACAAAGTAAGTCCTTCCTTTTGTCTTGCAAAGTGGTTTAATGTCAGCATTCATATTCCTACTGGCAGAACTCATAGTTGCTATCATCCTAGAACCCATAAGGTTCCTTTAGAGGAACTTGCGGCAGATCCAGGTGCTTTACATAACACAAAATACAAGAAAGAACAGCGAAAGAAGATGTTACTAGGCGAAAGACCGTCGGAATGCTCTTTCTGTTGGGATATCGAAGATACTGGTAATATGAGCGATAGAGCGTATCGCAGTTTTGATGTTAACTCGCCGGGTATTATCGATGAAGCGTTAGCAGTTGGGTTTGAAGGAAATCCTGCCCCCAAATATTTGGAAGTCAACTTTAATCAGGCCTGCAATTTAAAATGCACATATTGTTCCCCTCATTTGTCTACAGAGTGGCATAAAGAAATTAAAGAGCATGGTCCATATCGGCTTTTCGATAGAACTCATAATGACGATGGTTGGATGAAAGAACAGGGTTGGGTGCCGGATAATTCTCCTGTAAATCCATATCTTGTTGCATTCTGGGAGTGGTTTCCTACTGTATATGACAAGTTAAAGACATTTCGTATGACAGGCGGCGAGCCTTTGATGGATAAGAATACTTTTAAGATTTTTGACCATGTCAAGAAAAATCCAAAACCAGATTTGACGCTAAGTATTACTAGCAATTGTTGCCCTCCAAAAGGACAGTGGCAAAAGTTTATGGATGACTTGAAAGAAATCACAGATCAGGATGCAATCGATCACTTCATGCTCTTCTGTAGTCTCGATAGTTGGGGAAAACAGGCAGAGTATATTCGGACAGGTATGGATTTTGATGTTCTTTATAAAAACATCACACAATTTTTGAGTGAAGGTGAAAAGCATTCTCTAACCTTTATTGTGACATGTAACATTCTATGTTTACCGAATTGGATGACATACTTTCAAAATATTTTAAGATTGCGTCAAGAGTATAATACGGATAGACAGTTGGTTTGGTTTGATACTCCTATGCTTACTGATCCTAAGTGGCTGAGTCTAAAGTTGGCATCTAAAGAGATGTTGCAGCCTTTGCTAAATAGTATCGAATTTATGGAGCAAAACAAAGAGACCGTATCAAATCGATTTAAGGGTTTCAAAGATTATGAAATTGACAAAGTAAAGCGCCTTTATGACTGGGCAGTTGAACCAATGCCTAAAGATGAAGAAATTCTTCATAAGAAAAACTTCACTATGCATTTTAGAGAACATGATAAGCGGCGTAAGACTAACCTCAAAGAAACATTTCCAGAAATGATAGAATTTATTGAAGAATGCGAAGGCCTGATTAATGAGTGATAATTTAGAATATATTAATAAGGTAAAAAAAGTCCGAGATACACTGAATACAGTGGGTAATGGATTTTGTCTGCAAAAATGGCGCCACGAGACTCTGTATCTTCATATGGGCGACAATCACAGTTGTTATCATCCTCGCCCTCGTCATATTCCTTTAGAAGAAATTGCTGAAAATCCTTCTGCACTTCATAATACGAAGTGGAAGAAAGAACAGCGTAAAATTATGCTTGAGGGCGGACGTCCAGAAGAATGTTACTACTGCTGGAACGTAGAAAATCTTCCTGGCGAAAATTTTAGCGATAGAATGTTTCATAATGCAAGTCATTGGATAGATGCCGCCGCTGAAACTGAAATGATTAAGAATACGGCATGGGATGCAGACTACAATCCTTACTTCCTTGAAGTTAGTTTTGGTGCAGGTTGTAATTTTAAGTGTGGTTATTGCTGTCCACAAGCATCTTCACTATGGGAAGATGAAATCCGCAAGCATGGTAATTATGACATTAGTTATAATCAGTATGGGATTGAATATCTAGAAACTAGTAAGGTGTATAGAGATGACGAATACAATCCCTACATCGAGGCATTTTGGAAGTGGTGGCCTGACCTAAAGAAGGATCTCCGTGTTCTTCGCCTGACGGGCGGCGAAGCACTTATCAACTCAAACACAATGAAGTTGTTTAAATTGATTGAAGAGGGTGATGGTACTCAGCATCTTGAATTGAATTTGAATAGTAATCTTGGCGTTTCGAATAATCGAGTGACAAAGTTTGCTGAAACAGTAAAGTCGATGATCGAAAATAAGAAAATTAAGGATTTCAAACTTTACACAAGTCTAGAATCGTGGGGACCGAAGGCAGAATATATGCGCAGAGGTCTGGATCAGGATCTTTTCTTGCAGAACGTAGAAACATATCTAAGAATTGTTCCAAAAGCAAACATTAGTTTTATGTGTACCTACAACATTCTGTGTGTTGCTTCTTTCCGTCCATTCTTAGAAAAGATATTAGTACTTCGCGATAAGTGGGGTAAAGAGCGTATTGGATTTGATACGCCGTATCTAAAAGAACCACCACATTGGATGATTAATCTTCTTCCGCCAGAATGGGTATCATATATCGATGAGGACCTTGATTTCATCAAGCAGCGTATTACTCCATACGGAATGGAGTTTGGATTCAATGAACATGAATGGGAAAAGCTAAAGCGAGTAAGAAATTACTTTGTGACTGGTGGACCTAGGATTACTCCTGAATTAATCGAAACCGGTCGCAAGGACTTCTATAAGTTCTTTTCCGAATATGACAAACGTTCTCCTGGGCTTAATCTAATAGAAACTTTTCCTGAATACAAGGATTTTTACCACATGTGCAAGGAATTAACTGAAAATGCAAGTTGAACCACTATACAAATCGTGGCGCAATATTACTGCGATGCACATTGAATTATCTAATAAATGTAATGCAGGATGTCCTATGTGTCCTCGTTATATCAATCAGGGTAAAGAAATCAATCCTCTTCTAAATCTAACAGATATTTCTCTAGAACAATTCAAAGAATGGTTTCCTATTCCGTTTGTTTCACAACTTAGACGGGTGTATGCATGTGGGAATTATGGAGATCCTATTACTGCTAAAGATACTTTGCCAATATTCAAGTATTTGCGAGAAAATAACCCATATCTCTCATTAGTAATGCACACAAATGCTAGTGCTAGATCGGAAGGTTGGTGGAAAGAACTAGGTCAAATTCTCAACGGAGAAAATCAACGAGATGATGGTGTAACTTTTTCTGTTGATGGCTTATGGGACACAAATCACCTATACAGAAGAAATACCAATTTTGCTAAAATTCATGCTAATATGAAAGCATTTACTGCCGCAGGCGGCATAGCTAAATGGGACTTTATCGCGTTTGATTTTAATGAGCATCAAATTGACGAAGCCAAGGCCATCGCAAAAGAATTGAATTTTAGAACTTTCAATATTAAAAGAACAACTAGATGGCAAGGATATGATGCAGCCGGAAGAGGGTACTACAGAGTTAGAAATCCAGATGGTTCCTCATACTACATCAAGCAACCGGAAGAAGAGAGACTAAAGCATCAAAATGATGTTGTTTTTGCAAAAGCAATAAAGAATCTTATTCCACAATATATCACAAATGAAGAATTTGGTAGATTGATGCCTGAAAACACAGAAGAGTTTTTAGTAAATCATGATCCCGACTCCAACGAAACAATTAAGATTAAACACAACTCTTTGGGTATTATGTGTCGAGCAAAGATTAATGAACACCAGAAAAACAACGAAGTGTTCTTGTCTGCCACAGGTCATGTTTTCCCTTGTTGTTTTCTAGGCGGAGAACCATGGAGATTTGGTGCGCAATGGTCAAATCCTAATGATAACTCGCTTAAAATGATCGAACTTAATGGTGGTATGGACTCACTGGATCTTCATAAGCATACTTTAGAAGAAATTATTAATACTGCATATTTTCAAAGATATCTACCGATGAGTTTCGAGCGTGGTAGTTCGATGCGCAGTCATCAATGCAGTTCTTGTTGTGGTTTAGAATTCAATAAACTGGATCAGGGTGAATTGGGTAATAATAGAAATCACGTAAACGAGGTACAATAATGTCAGATACTATTTGCGTATATCCCTGGATGAATTTGAGCATTGGCTCACACGGGGAATTTAGGCCTTGTTGCAATGCGATTGGCTCAAAACAAGTTCAAGAAAACATCAAAGACAAAGAAAACTATGATGTGAATACATTACTGAAAACAAAAACCATGTCGTATCTGCGAGATGAAATGTTAAAGGGGAATAAGCCAGAACTTTGCTCACGATGCTGGAATATCGAAGACTCTGGTAATAAGAGTTTTAGAGATTATGCGAATTCAGTCTTTCGTAAAGAATATGATAGGATTGTGGCTGAAAAAAGTCCAGAGCCTATTGGTATTGTAAAAGTTGAATTTGATTTGGATGCCAAGTGCAATCTTAAATGCAGAATGTGTGGGCCGTTCAGTAGTTCTCTGATTCGTAAGGAAGTAGATGAACACCCGGAAGCAAAACAATATTATCAGTCTAGTTGGTCGGATACAAAGTGGATTGATGCCGTAGATATCAATGAGGTATTGTCACAACATATTCATACTATCAAACAAATTTATTTGATAGGCGGTGAACCGCTAATCATTGATGAAAACCTTAAGCTACTACAATTTTTATGCGAGACTGGTGCGGCAAAAAACATTGCGCTACACTATAATACCAACGGAATGAACAACCCGTATGAATTTATCGACTACTGGAAACAGTTTAGAGAAGTTCATCTCGGCCTTAGTATTGATGGTTATAAGTCAACGTTTGAATATATTAGATTTCCTGGTAGGTGGAAAAAAATCGAAAAGAACTTATTGACTTACAAAACCATTATGCAAGAACATCAAAACATTCATGCTACCATAAGCACAACATTACAAAACTTATCTTTGGATACAATGGCAGACTTGATTCGTTTCTTTGATACGGTTGGAATTCACTGTTCCGTTATTCCTGTTAATAGTCCAGATTTTTTGCAGCCTGATGTTATGCCCGAAGATAATTATAATCTTAGATTGAACGAATTGCGGGAATATTTTGAGGTTCAGAAAAATACTAATGCTTTAAATAAACAAGCAGTAGAATTTATCATCAAATACCTGGAATCCAGAACCGATAATCTACATAATCCTATTATTCAAAATAATTTTGTTATGAAACAACAGTTACTTGATAAGATCAGAAAACAGAATGTGTTTGAAACCTATCCTTGGGCTGAAAAATGTCTACCAAAAAATTAACTTGTCTGACTGCCAAATATGGAATTGCAACCGAGACTATGGGCAATGCTAAAACATGCTGCATGGCAAGAGACGTATTATTAGACGATGATGGCAAGGAGATGCGGTTCAATACGCATAAGCCTAGTCAGTTTTGGAAAAGCAATCACAGACGAGAAATTTTGGAAGCATTAGATGCTGGCATTCAGCATCCCAATTGTATTGCTTGTTGGGAAGAAGAAAATGCTGGAGGAAAAATTAGTAAGCGCCTGAGAGAGCAACATTTGTGGGAAAAATATGAACAGGATTATCCTGATGTTATGGGCCCAGAAACGCCGTTCTATATTGACATGAAGTTTGGTAATACATGCAATTTAAGGTGTAGAACGTGCAACTCAAATAGCAGTAGTGCTTGGCAAACAGAAGAATATGATGTATATTTAAAAGAATATGCAGATAAAAGAAAATTTCTTGCCCGCTTCGAGCCCGCGAGAATAAGTTACTCGGATGACAATCCATTATTGTGGGAAGAATTTGAACAATGGATTCTACAATCTAAAAGAATTGACTTTTATGGCGGTGAACCGTTATTAATTACTAAGCCATGGAAAATGTTACATAAGTGTATTGAAGCTGGGGTAAGTAAGTCCCAGTACCTGCATTGTAATACAAATGGCACAATTTTTCCTAGTCAAAAACAGATTGATGTTTTCACTCAGTTTCAAACCTCTGATATTGCACTAAGTATCGATGGAATAGAACAGGTATTTGAATACATGAGACATCCTGCAAAATGGGATGTGGTTCTTGCAAATATTGACAAGTTTCATGAGTTAAGTCGGAAACATCCGTCAATAAAGATTAGTTTTTGTTATACTATAAGCATAGCTAATATTGACCACATCACAGAGTTTGATAGATTCATACGTAATAGATATGGAGTGAATTCTGGTATATGGTATAACATGTTATACAAGCCAGATCATTATAAGATAACCAATTTGCCCAGAGAAATTAAGCTAGAGCTAATCCAAAAAATCACATCTTATATTTCTGAATATAAAGAGGCTAATGAATGGAATTTTGATACGCTAAGAAATGTGACTACGCATTTAATGTCAGAGAGGCCTTCGGAAAGACATTTCAGCAATTTCTATGTTATTTCAGAAAAACATGATAAGTATAAAAATCAAAAGTTTTCTGAATACTTTCCAGACTGGGCAAAAAAATTGGAAGCATATAGATGATTCCTAATATTTACGAGTTACACATCGAACTCACCAATAACTGTAATGCGGCATGCCCCGGATGCACACGTAACTGGATGGGTGGGAAAACTAAAAGCACGATTGAATTATCTCAGATTAGTCTAGAAAAATTTAAAACTTGGTTCACGCCGGAAGTATGTGAAAAAGTTGAAGTGTGGATTTTATGCGGAAGTTCTGGTGATCCCTCATTGTGTAGGGATCTACACGAAATTGTTTCCTATATTCGAGAAGTGTCGCCTAAATCAGCGATAAGACTTCACACAAACGGTGGCACTAGAAATGAAGATTTCTGGCAAAAAATGGGCGCGTTATTCAATCCAGAATTATACAAGGGAGATATCGTCTTTAGTATAGATGGGCTTGAAGACACCAACCATATATATCGTAGAAATGTCAAATGGGATACGGCATTTAATAATTTTATTGCCGCTACTACCACTGGTGCGAATATTGTCTGGGAATTTTTAGTATTTGCCCACAATGAACATCAGGTTAATTACGCTAAAAGTTTGGCCGAGAGTGTTGGAGCAAAATTTATTGCGAAACGACCGCTAGGATTTGAGAGTGTTAGTAGTATTCCAGTTCATGATGCTACCGGTAAGTTTGAATATGCAATTCAGGCACCATCTGAAAAATATAGAGTGTCTTTTCAATATGACAACGAAAGAAACATCGTTTTTAGAAACTATGATGTAGAGCGAATGGATAAAACGGCTGTTGATGTAAGAGATATCTTTATGAGCATAGAAGACGAACATGAAGATTTTAAAAAGATATTCAGAAGTCCAAAAGAATATACCAGTGAACTAGAGCATACTGAAATCGAACCTAAATGCAATTCTAATAACAAGAAAACATTTTATGTCAATTCTAGTGGCGATTTACTACCATGTTGTTGGTTTGATAGTGCGATTAATAATAGCTATCATAGAATTGATGAATATCAATTTAAAAAATGGCATTATTCTCAAACAAGAACTTCCTCCATCAATCTAAATACTAGCAACTTTCAAACAATTGTCGATGGTCTTTACTATCAAAATCTGAAAGATACATGGAAGAAGAAAAGCTGCTCTGACGGTAAACTTTATGTTTGCTCAGAAGCATGTGGTAAAAATAATAATAGGGACGAAATTTATGTTGTTTAAATGGATTCAAAGATTATATAATTCATATGTTCTAAAGCAAAAGTATAAAAAGAGACTGGCTGAGATCCGAAAGCAGGACCCGTTCATTTATGATTGAATTCGATAGAATCATTGCTTATGGTTGTAGTATGACTGCCGGTGATGAAACGCTAGATCATGTTTTTGTTGATGCGTTAACGGAATACGAAGTTGATAAAACAAAAATTGACTTGGGCGGATTATACTGTCCTGAGTGGAATACAAAATATTATAATCCGAAGTATTGTTCCGATAAAACTTTATTCGATGAGAACGGCAGATGGGATTGGGGCGAACAGATACGCCGTACCAAAGAAGTGGCATGGCCGCGTTGGCTGGCAGATAAGTTTGGCGTTCCTTGGATAAACAGAGGGCTTGGTGGAGCAGGCATGGAGTATTCAATATACTGCTATGAGGAAGACCTGGCCACTGGGAAAATCGGAGATAAAGACTTAGTTCTATTTGGATTAACAAGTGCTAATAGATGGTTTTGGTTAAATGAGAATGGAATAACGAAGAAGCCGTTATTGTCATATCATGCGGATTGGCCCTCGCCGAAATTTCACAAAGATTATGTAGCTACCGTGGGAAACACATATCAAATATGCTGGGATGCCTACTGGCAAATTCAATATATTGATAATCTCTACCATCGAACAAATGGTAGAGTAAAAAGTTTTCATGTCACCACTAACTACAATAATATTTTCAAAGGGATTTCAGATCCGACTTTCTATCAATCAAATATGTATCGTATAGCAGAAAAAAGTAAAGATTTGCCCTCCATCATGAAACTTGATTATTATTTTAAGAGTTATGAATATGGTAGAAATTGGAATGCATTAGAGCCTCATCCAAAATATTGTGGTTTCGGTCATCCTAAAATTTCTGAACACCAAGTGATGGCAGAAGAACTATATAAGTATTTGATTAATGAATAAATTCTGTGAATATCCTTTTACTGGATTATTTCTCAACACCAACGGAGATATTAAGTTCTGTTGTGCTGGCTCTTTTCCTTTGGGTAACATAAAAAAAGACAATCCTTCTGAGATGTTACTAGGGAAAAAGGCTAATAAAATTCGTGAAAATATTCTACTTGGCCAACCAGAAAGTTATTGTTCTTATTGTGATTTGGCAGAAAAAGGAGGAAGTATATCACAACGAAAGATTACTAATCCTAAAAACTTCTCTGAACCAACAGATTTTCAATTGACATCCCTGGATCTAAGATGGGACAACACATGTAACCTAAGTTGTATTTACTGTAACTCACAATTTAGTTCTAAGTGGGCATCTATACTCCAAGACAATTTTGAAAAGAACTCGAAAGATACCGATGCTCAATTGCTTGAGTTTATAAAACAGAATGCAGATGACGTTTTTAGTGTGCAACTTCTAGGGGGTGAGCCTCTACTACAGAAGCAAAATTTGGATTTAATTGATATTTTACCTGACAAGTTTTACTATGTCCTATCTAATATGGCGGTAGATGTTAAAAACAATGACGTTGCTAAAAAGCTATTAACTCTAGGAAAAAAAGTTAAGTGGGCAGTTAGCTTTGAAACTATTAAGGACAAATTCGAATATATTAGACATGGTGCAAAATGGAATGCATTTGAGGAAAATGTAAAATATATTAGAAATTTTAGTGATAGTAAACTTACTATTCATGCAACCTATTGTTTGCCCAGTGCTTTAAGTTTAGTGGAATTCTGTGATTATGTTTACTACAGCGACTATTATGACGGTATTACATTTCAGCTATTGACTTCTCCTCGTTCACTTAATATTTTTGCTGCTACGCCTGAAATAAAAAAATTAGCAATAGATCAGTTAGATATATGCATCGACAAATATGAATCCTACTTTTCTTCTGATATCATTCAATTGGTAAATATCAGAGAAAGTCTTCTATCTCATGTTGACGACAATGAAGTTACAAATGTTAGAGATGAAACGATACAATTAGATTCTTGGATTGAAGAATTAGAAACAAAATTTCTTAAAAAAGACATAAAATTTTATAACTTGTGGAATGAGCTAAGTGTCGATCCGATACCATAATATTGAAGAATGCAACATAAAAAGAACAATTTTTTATGGCTGTTCCAATACTGCTGGGTCCGAATTGGCAGATGCGGATATATTCGATATGTCGCTCAAAGAAGTCAATACTTTGAAAATGAGATATGGGCGCAGCAACTGGAACGCACAACTATACAGTAAAGTTTATGCCATGTTAGATCCAAGGTGTTCGGAATCAGCTAATGACCGATATGTGAAATTGTGCAATCAATATTCATACGCAAAACATCTTAGTGATATGTTATCCACGGAATATGTGAACTTTGCTGAACCAGGCACTTCTCAAAAAAAGATATTGTTTAATATACTGTCGGATATAGCAAATGGTTATTACAAAGATGGAGATGTGGTATTTATAGGAGCGACATCTCCTGTAAGAGATATGATCATAGATGAAGAAGGTAATTTACACAACTTTATTATGTCTCATAGACATACATTAAATAAACTAGAGACCTTATATGATGCACTGATACAAATTAATAACGAATATCAAGTGGCCCTGAACAATATGATTATTTTACGGTCAATACAAACTGCTTTACACCAAGAAAATATACCACATATTTTTATAGAAACGCATCCCTACATTCCTTATCCTGATGATCCATCTAGTCAGCATTCTAATTTAAAATTCTTAAAAACAAAAACAGACATTGATTTAATTAAACGTCTAAAAACGATTTATAAAGATACATTTGATAGATTGAATTTTGTACCTGTTGGCTCAATGTATAAATATAAGGGTGAAAGATGTGCTTATGGACATGCTGGCATCGAAGCCCACAAAATGTTTGCTACCGAAATATATGATTATTTGATAAAACCAAAATAGGATTCTTTATGATTGAATGGGGTATATCTGCGGCCGCACACGATGCGTCTTTGACTGTTGTTTCTGGCAATGAAATTTTGTTTGCTTCCCATGCAGAAAGATATTCTGGTATCAAAAACGACAAAGACTTAAATGATGATTTAATTCATGCTGCTTTGAAATTTGGCAAACCAGAAAAAATTCACTGGTATGAAAAGCCTAAACTTAGGGCAATGAGAAGACTGTTAGCCGGTCAGGGACTGATTCGATTTAGTGTCAGGCAGTATCTTGAACATTTTGGTCTAAAAGATATTCCGGTAGAGTTTGCTTATCACCACGAGTCACATGCCGCTGCTGGCTTTTACACTTCGCCATATGATGATGCAACCGCTCTTGTTATTGATGCTATTGGGGAATTCGATACTGCATCAATCTGGAAATGTTCTGGTAGTAAACTCAAAAAGAAATGGTCTATGGACTATCCCAAGTCTTTGGGCCTGTTCTATTCTGCTATGACAGATAGAATTGGGTTAAAGCCCAATGAAGACGAATATATCTTAATGGGAATGGTAGCATATGGTGATCCTGGAAAGTATTATGATGAAGTAAAAAATCTTTGGAAATCTGAGAACCTGCATCGTGGATGTCGCTGGTGGAGGCCAGATGATGGAGACCTGGACATTTATAGTGTCGCTGCGGCAACTCAAAAAGTCTATGAAGAAGAATTCGAAAAACTTCTGATACGAGCAAAAATGAAAGACCCCGGACAAAATAATCTCGTTCTTATGGGTGGTTGTGCGTTAAACTGTAGTGCAAATCATATTGCACGAAAGTATTTTGATAATGTCTGGATTATGCCTAATCCTGGAGATTCGGGTAGTTCTTTGGGTGCGATTGCAGCTAACAACAGACAAAAATTGAACTGGAAGGGTCCATATCTAGGTGCAGATATGGGAGGAGAATATCCAGTAGAAAAACTCTTGACAGAATTGCATAAGGCTAGTATAGTAGGAGTTGCAAATGGTCAAGCTGAATTTGGTCCTAGAGCATTAGGTAATCGCAGCCTTCTAGCTGATCCAAGAGGACATGACATTAAGGATAAAGTAAATGCCATTAAAAAGCGTCAAAAATTTCGGCCATTCGCTCCAGTTATTTTGGCAGAACATGCGAGAGACTACTTTGAGATGTCATGGGAAGACTCCCCTTATATGCAATATACTTCAAGATGTAAATATCCTGATCAGTTTCCTGCTATTGTCCATGCTGATGGTACAAGTCGCGTCCAAACTGTGACAAAAGAGCAACACTCTGGACTGTATGAACTTCTTAGTAGGTGGTATGAAGAAACCGGCTGTCCAATGCTATTGAATACTAGTCTTAATATCAAGGGTATGCCCATGGTGAATAACTTCAAAGACGCGGATGATTTCGAGGCGAAATACATGGTAAAAGTCTTTTCCTAATAAATATTAACATGAATAACATCCTCCAGTTTCCAGATAGATTTCGTAAGGAACCTAGACGCTATCGCATACCGTTATATACGGATGCCGATGTGGAGCTTGTTTTATTTTGCGTCAATGCTTTCGGAGTTACACCAGAAAGAAACATGATGGACGATTTATTAGAAATGGACCCAATTGAAGTTATAGAATGTCTTGACATTGCGAGGGAATCTGATATAATATCAAGTGTAGCAAAAGAGCATATACGCTGCATACGTGAATCTATCGAAGAAAGTTAATATATCATGAATATCTTTTATTTGGATCGTGACGTTTCCAAATGTGCTGAATATCATAATGACAAGCATGTCGTTAAGATGATCTTAGAATATGCACAACTGTTATCTACTGCACATCGCGTAATCGACGGTGAACAATACCTAGACAAAACTGCGAATGGCCGTTCAATCAAGCGTTGGCGTATGGAAGACAACACCCTTGAAACAGTTCTCTACAAAGCAACACATATCAATCATCCGAGTGCTATCTGGGTTCGCCAGTCTAACAATAATTATAACTGGCTTGTATGTCTATTCCAATCCCTACTGGCAGAATACACTTATCGGTATGGTAAAATTCATGCGACCGACCGATTAGTTTATTTTCTTCGCAAGCCACCCAAAAATATTCCGGTAAGTTATCTAACACAGCCGACGCCTGCGATGCCAGATGAATACAAGGTACAAGGTGATTCCTTACAATCATATCGTAACTATTATATCGGCGCAAAAAAAACTATGGCAAAATGGAAAAATCGTGAAATTCCTTGCTGGTGGAAAGATGATACACAATAAATAACTACATGAAGACAGTTATACCGATTTCTCTTCCCGAATCCATCGTGCCTCCCTCGGCACTAGGCGACTCTGCTATTGCAGTGTCGCCTTTTTTGTATCAACCTCAAACCTCAAAGGACTGTTATGTCAAGAAGAAAACAAAACGCCTTACAAGTTGTCTCAAATAATGACTCGCCCGTAACCCTAGAGAAGAGTAAGCTATGCAAAGTAAAATACGAAGACCTAAAAAATATTCAACCAAAAACCTTTAATCAGAGACAATTTTTTGAACTTTATAATCAACAGTCCGCAGCAATATTACTTCACGGTGTAGCAGGAACAGGGAAAACATACATCGCGCTTTTTAAGGCACTAGAAGAAGCACTAGATCCAGAAACAGTATTTGAGCGAGTAGTAATAGTCCGCTCTGCTGTTCCATCAAGAGAAATTGGTCACCTACCTGGTGATGAAAAAGAAAAGACAGAAGTTTATCAGTTACCTTATGTAGAAATCTGCGAGGATTTGTTTAATCATATCCAGCCATTTCAGCGATTGCAAGAACAAAAGTCAGTGAACTTTATGATCACTTCATTTGTTCGTGGTATCACTCTAGATAATTCCATCGTCATCGTTGATGAATGTCAGAATATGACGGATATGGAATTAAATTCAATTATGACCAGAATTGGCAGAAACTCAAAGATCATATTCTGCGGAGATTTCCGACAGACTGATCTATATAAAAAGACCGATATGTCTGGACTTCAAAAGTTCATCGCTATCGCCGAACTAATGCCCTCGTTCAAAACTGTAGAGTTTTCTGTTCATGATATAGTAAGGTCCAAATTGGTTAAAGAATATATTCTGGCCAGATTAGAATATGAGGAGAGATACGCATAAAAGACTTGACAAACTATGCGAATCATGTTATAAGAGTATATGTTTAAAACGATCTATGATTATACTGATTTCGCCCAAGATGAAACAAGAGAAGATGGTAGCAGAGTTTATGTCAATGCCTCGGGTGTTGGATATCCCTCTGCTACCACTGTTCTCGGTGTTCTGAATAAAGATGGCATCAACAAGTGGCGTGAGCGCGTTGGTGAAGAAGAAGCCGACCGCATTTCTAAGCAGGCTTCTACTCGCGGTACTAAAATACACACACTTACCGAAGCATATTTAAAGAATGAAGAAGTCGATTTTGATAGCGTGAGAGCGTCCTTGCTCGACAAGGAAATGTTTACTAAGTTTAAGTCAATTCTTGAACCTATCGATAACATTCACTGCCAAGAGCTGGCATTATACAGCGACTTCCTGCGTATGGCTGGTCGCGTTGACTGTATCGGAGAATACAATGGTATTCGCGCCGTAATCGACTTTAAGACTTCTAATCGGCCCAAGAAGAAGGAATATATCAGTTCCTACTTTATGCAGACCGCTGCATATGCAATCATGTATGAAGAACGAACTGGTATTCCTGTTCCCTTTCTTGTTATCTTGATTGCTGTAGATGGCGATGAGCCTCAGGTGTTTGTAGAAAAGCGCGACAACTGGGCCAAAAAACTTATCGAAACTCGTGATTTATTCGAAGCGAGTCGTAATAAATAGTTTGATGATAAAAGACCGCATACAGTTTACGGAATCCGCACTTGAGCATTTTCGTAATGTCTCAGTTTCAAATAACGCACTAGGTGTTCGACTATCTCTCGCAGGAGGTGGATGTGCCGGGTTCAGTTACAAGTGGGATTTGGTAAAGAGTGCTGACGAACTCGTAGAAGATGACTTTCCACAAGAGTATGATGATTGGACGTTCTGGCTGGATAGACCGTCGGAACTATATCTTATAGGTAGCACCGTTAATAAAAAAGTTGATATTATTGGTAGCGTCATTGAAATACAAGCACCGCTTGCTTCTAGTAGCTGCGGCTGCGGAGAGAGTATCAATTTTAATCTATAGGATAATATAATGGTTAATTTAGAAATTCCCGGTTGGATGACCGAGCAAGAACTTCATCAAATCGAGAAATGGGCGAATGAGGTTCCAGAGAATGGAGTCATCATGGAGATCGGCAGTCTCTACGGACGTAGCGCATATACATGGGCAAAGTCCTGCCATCCCTCTGTAAATGTATATTGTGTAGACACATTTTATGCCCCGCAGACAGACACAGATTTCCATGGTGAGTTCCACAAGAACACTAAGGATATACCAAATATTCATAGCATCCGCGCTGCCTGTCCGTATTTTAAATACTCGGAATATGTAAACAACCCTGCAGATATATTCTTTGTCGATGCCGCACACACTAATCCAAATGACTGGCATATCATTCAATATGGACTGAGAAATCTAAAAAGTGGTGGTCTACTGTGCGGCCATGACTATGTGGAGGGCTGGCCAGAAGTCGTGTGGCCACCCGGTTGGCCAGACGTAGTTGAGAACGTAAAACGACTAGAGCAACAACTCGGTAAACCTGCTACGTTCTACCCTGGCACATCATTCTGGTCATTTGTAATCGATGCTGCGGCGTGAAGAATATAAAAAACTGTTGACTTCCAAAGCAAACTAGTGTATAAATAGATTATCAGTTGTTGACAATCAACAATAAAGGCGGAAAGACCGGGGTTCGACTCCCCGCACCTCCACCAAGAGGAAATTATGGTAATTTGCAGTTGTCGTGACATACGTGACTCTCAGTATACTAACCTAGAAGATTTAAGAGCGCGTATAATAGAAGATGATTTTTGCTGCGGTACTTGCCTAGATGAGTTTCTTGTTGATGGGGGTGACCTTGGAATTCGATTTTCGTGTAATAGGGCGGTTCGAGACTGATTGCTTGGCAAAGTGCCACTAAACGTAAATGCAAACGATAACGTTGCCTTTGCAGGATATGCGCTAGCCGCATAATCTCATTGGGTTTTTGATAGTTTTCCCTCGAAACAGAATAAAACTATCACCTGTTTGGTTTATACGATGAAATGAGTGATGTAAGAATCTACGGATGCTAAATAGTTGTATGACCCATTGTGCGACCTGACACCAGCAAGCACAGTGGGTTATTTTTTGTCTTCGGACAATCAGTGTGGGGAGTCACTGGTTAATACCCTCTCAAGTATAACAAAAAAATGGAAATAAGATGACTTCCTTTAATAAGAAGTTTTTCAAGTTTCTTTCGATTATTACACTATTAAGTTATAGTTTATATGGAATTAATTCATATGCTGAAACTGCCATCGAAAGAGAAGCAAGGGAATATTCCCTCGGCGTCGGAGAAGTAATTCAGGACATCAAAGAAGATGCCCAAGAACAACAACGTAAAGTAACACAACAAAGAATCCAGACACAAAATATTCGTCTGGCAAATAACAGAGAATTGAAGTGTCTCGCAGACAATATCTATTATGAGGCTGGTAACCAGTCTACTCAAGGCAAATTGGCCGTTGCTGCTGTCACTATCAATCGGGTAAATAGCCCCAAGTTTCCTAAATCCGTATGCTCCGTTGTATACCAGAGAACAAAACGTGTGTGTCAGTTCTCATGGGTATGCGAAGGAAAGAAGAGTGTCCGCAGTGCGCAACAATATGCTGAGTCAAAGAAAGTTGCTGAGAAGGTATTGTTCGCTGGGGCTAATCATGGCGTATTAGGAAAAAATGTTCTATTCTATCATGCCGACTATGTAAGTCCAGGTTGGAATCTTCGTAGAGTAGCTAAAATTGGTGATCATATATTTTATGCAGGATAAAGAATGGGTAAGAGAAGTAACTTTGAACATCGTAAGAACGACTTCTATCCGACTCCGTTGGATGCAGTAAAGCCTCTCTTACCCTTTCTTCCCTCGGAGTTTACCTTCGCTGAGCCTTGTGCCGGCGACGGTAGACTCTGTAGGCATATAGACACCTTAACAGATAGTAATGCAGTAGCTACTTTGGTTTCTGATATTGATCCTAAAGACCCGTCTATTGAAAAATATGATGCATTAACTGTTGACATTCCCGCAAATACCAGCTATATTATAACTAATCCGCCTTGGTCGCGATGGATACTTCATCCATTGATTGATAGGTTTGCTAGTATTCGTCCTACATGGCTTCTCTTTGATGCTGATTGGATGCATACTAAACAAGCAATACCCTATCTACAATATTGTAGTAAGGTTGTGGCCATAGGTAGAGTAAAGTGGATTGAAGATAGTAAGTTTACTGGCAAGGACAATGCTTGTTGGTATCTTTTTGATAAAAATGAAATGAGTGGAACACAATTTTATGGTCGAGGATTTTCAAGTGGTAGATGAAGTCAGCAACGAATTTCTGATTACGAAGAAGTTTAGAACTTCTACTGAGTTTTCTCAATTTATTGAGAAGCAAGCATCGACAACAGGTCTACCGTGTATGGACTTGCTAGTTGATTATTGCGTGAAGAATGATATTGAAATGGAATCGGCATCGGTTCTATTGACAACTTCACTTAAGGAAAAGATTCGTGCGGAAGCAGAAGAACTAAATATGTTGAAGCGCAAGGATGGAAAGCTACCCTTCTAATGGACTCTTTCGAAGTTTATCGTGTCTACATGTCACTCAAACTTCATTTTACTTCTGATGATTACGATATCACAAAAACGAAATCGGGTGTCAGGTGTAAGAGAGAAACATTTCTTAAACGTAAGGATGTTCTATTGTTTCGCAAGTTGGCGAAACGATTTATCTTTACTGAGATGGTAGATTATTTCGTTGCTAACTTTGTCAATGGACATAATGGTTTATTTGATGCCGAAAGTGATAACGTATATCGGGACTGGAAGGCTAGAAAAGAGAAGTTGACATATCTGTTCACCCAAGATATTTCTACACTTATGTTAGAGGCTGAAAAAGCAAATGTTGATCCATTGATTAGTGATGGCCAACATCCCTTAGCATTAAAACTATACCTTGGTAAAAAAATTAGTCTTGAAACCCTAATTATTCTTGACAAATTGTTTAATTTCGTGTATAGTAATAATACTGTGTTAGCAAATGATTTTATATGGAAAGATGTATCTCGTTTGATAACAAAGTACCGCGTCTTTGTCAAGTTTGATAAAGACAAATTCTCTCAACTATGGATCAAGGAGAAAGGCCAAGTGGTCTGTTAAATGAGTCATTCTAAGCGTAGAGACTTCGATTACGAACCTCGTGTCAAAGAAGTTCGTAAAGGTGTGGACAAATCCAGTAAGCACCGCAAAAACCTGTATAAATACTCTGGTAGTCAAGAAGAAGATTTCGATGACTATGATGATTATGATACACAACGCAAATATTAACGCAATACAACGCAATATAACGCAAAGTAAGGAATACAAATATGTCTTTTAATTCTCTCTCGGAACTCCGTAAGAACCGTGGCAACTTCGACTCACTTATGAAAGAAGTCGAAAAGATTGCAAATCCCACAAACGAAAAGCGCGGCGATGATGATCGCTTATGGAAGCCTTCAGTAGATAAGGCTGGCAATGGCCAGGCTGTTCTTCGTTTTCTTCCTGCTCCTCCAGGCGAAGAACTTCCCTGGGTTCGCGTGTATGATCACGGCTTTCAAGGTCCGACCGGAAAGTGGTACATCGAAAACTCGTTGACCACTATTAACAAGCCAGATCCTCTTGGTGAACTCAATTCAGAACTCTGGAATTCGGGTATCGAAGCCAATAAGGAAATCGCTCGTAAGCAGAAGCGCCGCTTGTCTTATATCTCTAACGTTCTTGTTGTTAAGGACCCATCGAACCCTGAGAACGAAGGTAAAGTCTTTCTCTATAAGTATGGTAAGAAGATTTTCGACAAGATCAAGGACGTAATGCAGCCTACTTTTGAAGATGAGAAGCCGGTTAATCCGTTTGATCTTTGGGAAGGTGCCAACTTCAAGCTCCGTATTCGTCAGGTAGAAGGCTATCGTAACTACGATAAGTCAGAATTTGATGGTAATACGCCACTTGATGAAAATGAGGATAAGCTAGAAGCAATCTGGAAGCAGACGCATTCACTTGCCGCTTTTCTTGATCCCTCAAACTTCAAGTCTTATGATGAACTCAAGACCAAGCTGAATACTGTTCTTGGTAGTGGTACTCGTGTGCCTACCGCAGAGAAGGTAAATCCGCTTGATGCAGAGGATGAACTCTTCGTTGAAACCAAGATGAAGACGGCTGCTAAGGCAACCGAAGAAACTCCACCTTGGAATGATGAAAAGAGTGATGATAATATGAGTTACTTCGCAAGTCTTGCGGACGACTAAAAGAGAAAGGGGCGCTCTAAGCGCCCCTTTTTTATGCCATTGCTCGTTTTAGAGCAAATCTCATCCAACTGCTCTCATCATCTCTAACATAAGTTTTAGTATTTGGTACCGGGGAGCTTTGCGATGCGCCGCCCCCGCCACCACCTTGATTGATGATTGTTGGAGGCGGAACATTGACTTTCATTTGGTCTTTAGCCTGTTCCGACCCCTTTTCTAAGATGCCGCTATCAGGATTTTGTCCTGACTGGACTTTAGCTTCTTCTCCGCCACCGCTCATGTAATCGTAAGCCTTCTTTGCACCAACAGCGGCAAGGCCGACTCCACCTAAACCAACCGCAGTCATTAGTGGATTTCTTTTCATAAATCCAGCTGCTTTGCTGAATATGCCGCCGCCTGGCTTACCCTGGACTTTAGCTGTTTGTTTTGGTTGTGTTGCCGCCTTTGGTGCTTGGCCACTTTGTGCGGCTTCTGCGGCACGTGTTTCTGGTGTGCCACCCAAGGCGCCCATATCTCTAGCAGCCAGTGCAGCATCTAAGCCGACAGAAGCGGCTGTTCCAACACCAGGAATAGTTCCCGCTGCACCCGATGCTAATTCTAGGCCTGCGCCTGTCCAGTCACCAGCCATAGCTCGTTGGGCAGCAAATACACCACCAGCAACAAGACCAACACCTGGGATTTTCTTCAATAGCGATTTGCCAACTGCTTTCGCGCCAACTTTAGCTACACCCTTAGACGCAACTTTTTCTCCGGCTTTAACTGCACCCTTTTGACCAGCTTTAGTAGCAGCCTTTTCACCCGCTTTAGTAGCAGTCTTTTCTCCCGCTTTAGTAGCAGCCTTTTCACCCGCTTTAGTAGCAGCCTTTTCACCCGCTTTAGTAACAGGCTTTGCTGTATCTCCGGACATAGGAGCAAGATCGGCTGCCACCATTGCAGTGTTGGCAGCAATATTTGTGGCATTATTTCCGGCTAAGTTTTCACCGCCATCATTATCGTTACCCGCAAACAATGCCCCCGCGCCGAGAGCACCAGCGCCTAATGCTAATGCACCAAGCATACCTCTGCCCCTACCAGGCGTTCTACCGGGAGAAACTGCTGGTGTTTTTCTAACAAATCTACCCTTGGCATCTCTCGGTTGACTTCTAGCTCTTTCTGATCTAGACTTCTTGCTACCATCTGGAGCATTAGGAATATTTCCGCCGCGATTTCTACGGCTAGGTAAATCGATATCGATTACGGGTCCACCGCCACCTGGTCCATCTGAGCCACCAGAATTCTCAATCGATTGAGCAATCTTTTCTATCGTATCTTTTATTGCAGAGAATAATTCATTTGCTTCTTTGAATGTATCAGATATTTCGTCTAGCTTTTTCGTATTTTCTTGGATAGCATCTACAACCGGGCTCTCTGACATTCCAGCCGCATCTTCTTGTAGTTCGCTTGTAGGTTGTGCTACATTAGATTCGATGCCAGCCGCTACTGCTCCTGTAGTTGGTTTATCTGGTAGAATAACCGATGCACCCTTTTTCTCATCGTAATCTTTTTGAAGTTCGGCATTAATAGTATCTTTTGATACTGGTTTCCCCTCTCTACGATATGATATATCTTTTTCAGAAGCAGGCGCTATTCCTCTATCGGCCAGTAGTTTCTTCTGTTCTGTAGTCAGATCAGTTAATTTTTCCGCTTCTTGGGCCAATCCCATACTATCTCTGGCTTCGGCTCTTTTCTTTTTATCAGAAGTGAACAGGTCATATCTCATATCACCGGGCTTTCCGGTGAAGACTCTTTTTGCACCTTCAAGCTGAGTTTTTACAAATCCTTTTGGAATTGCAGTACCCGTTGTCGTGTCTTTGCCACTAACGGCACGCTTCAAGCGATTTCTAAATGTGTCTTCTTTTCCTTTAAGACCCATATCATTTGCTTGAAAATATTGCTCTTTAGCTGCCTTTCCGGCATTCGCAAATCTAGTTGCGGCGTCTGTATTACCTGAAGCCTGTGCAACGGCTTGTCCCTTTTTAGCAAGAGCAAGCACCTCTTTGATACCTTTATTGAATCCTTCTAGATTCTTTTCTGTCAACTTACCAATTTCTTTGACAAGTTCGGTCAGCATTTTACGTTCTTCGTCGGTATACTGTTCTAAGTCTTTGCTTATGTTTTCTGTGGCAGCGGATAAAATCTTAGCAGCTTTTTCGCCATCCACAGTAGTCACTGAAAAAGGATTCGTAGTTTCCTTAATTTTTTCTAATTGAGTTTCTTTCCCCACGCCAGAACCAGACGAACTCAATAATTTTTTGATGTCTTTTGCTTGACCTATAACCTCATCCAGACGGTCGACAACAGGATCTGGCCCATTATTAGGGGCAGTCTGTAGTCTATCTGATAGTCCTTGTAAGTTACTGGCCATTTCTTAATAATCCTGTTGGTTCTGTTCTGCTTTTTTCTTCAAGTGGGTCATCAACAATCCAATGTAAACTTCCCTTTCCCATGGCATCATATTTTCAAGTTCTGACAGACTGTATTTGTGTTCTTGCATTAAAATAAAGTTTGTCTTATAATGATTCATCAAATTATCATGAGAAAGGGTTATTCGAAAAAATTTTCTACACCGTCTATTAATACCGTATTTTCTGTTTCACATTTAACACATGTATAATCAATTGTCTTTTCAAGTCTTGGTGAAGTCTGGAAAAATTCTACTATCTTTTCAAACTGCTGTGTCGAAAGACTGTTAATAAACTTTTCTACTTCTTCTGGACCTTCATCCTCTGCGTTGTAGATTTCGTCTTGGTCGAAGATTTTATCTATACACGCTACGACAAGATTGAATGCTGGAGTTTCATCATCGACTAAAATTTCTGCCTTTGGATATTTCATAATCACGCCAACGGCATCTGAAAGCATTATCTTATTCGTATGATTTTCGGGAAAATCGATTGTCAACGAATTCAAATCTAATGTAGTCTCAGTCTTGTGTCCACATTCACCGCAAATCAAAACGAAATCAGTGACACTGCCAATAGACTGGGAGCGTAATTGAATAAATGCATACTGTAGATCAAAAAACGGCAAGTCTCTGCCCTGCACATTTCCATTAGAGCAAGATGTAACAATATCTTGCATAGCCTTTATCATCTCTTTTGGCTCGTTGGATTCTTGAGCCAAGATAAGTATCTTTTCCTCTTTTACGAGAAAGGGGCGAAACTCAATTTCATTTGATAAAGAATGCAACTTTACTCTGAAAGTCGGAGTAGTCATAGTTGGCAACGGCATAATTTAGTCCTTCATTAATTAAACTGGTATTACAAACCATCTTTTATATGTAAATGTCACTGGTAATCTAATAGGCTGTGTGTTACTATTAGACATTTGAATGGGTGCAATCGATCTTGGAAATACATCTTCTATTTCCCATTTGGCAACGACTTCATCTTTATTATTCAAGGCAGTTACTATCATGCCGCCATAATATTTGTTCGGGAAAGCAATTTCACGGGTTCTCTTATTGATAATTCCGCGCATCCAATCTCCGAAAAAGTCTTTTGCTGCCCATGTCGCATCAACTAAAAACGTAAAGGTAATTGAGTCTCCACCAAAATCAATTGCGCTGGCACGTTGTTCATTTAAATTGTTGATTCTAACTGGTCTAGTTCCAAGGAGTATTCCTGGAATCATAGCATCTTCTACAAATAGAGACAGATGATTGGCTGAACGACCGGCAGATGTTAAGTGTGTGGCCATTCTTTGTCCGCCTGGCACTCTTTTACCGTCGTCGCCCATCAACTCTGCTGGTGGAATTATTTGCACTTCAAATCTATGTGAACGAGCAAAATCTCTTTTTCTCGTCTCCGCGCGGAAATTTGCCAAGCTATTATATGCTTGTTCCATTAAATCTTGCTCCTAGTGTCTCTGAAAACTGATTCTTTAGTTGCACCAACAAACGCTTCAACTGGTAAGAATATCGCTGCTTTCCAATCAACAGGATTAATTTTCATGAATTGTGACCTTACATGTGTAGTCAAATAATGTTTGATGCAAGGTTTAATTTCCGCGGCTGTTTGTAGACTATTTAAAAGATTATATGACAAGCGCATTTTGCTGGTTGGTGTAAGCGTCTTGGAATCCGCAAAGTTCATCAATTCACCCAAAACTTTTGCTCTTAACAGGTAAGGCAAATAGTGAACGTTAATACCATAGAAACCTCCTTTAGCTGGACCGAACGGCAATACTAAAGGAAAAGTATCGTAAAACGGTAGTTCGTTTTTAAACTTCGGGTCATAGAAATACATATACATCGCACCAATCTCTACCTTGCTGGTAAGACTGCCGATATCAGATTGCATCACTGTGTTTCCAGAAACTCTTGCGCCCACGAGGCTCTTAACGTTGCGCATATACCAGTCAATGGACTTCTGTCCATCTCCTACTTGCGCACGAAGTTTCTGAAAGGCGTTATTTGATGGCATTAACGGCCCTGACCTCTATACTTCTTAAAATTGCGGCGCTTATGCTTGTTCATCGTGCTTAGTTTGACTCCCTTGCGGCGAGGTGCGAATACTGTCTTTGTATTTCCTGTTGCTTTAGCCATGGTATAAATCTCCTTAGTGTATATTTATGCTTTAATTCCAAGTTCTTTTTCAGTTAATATCATAAATTCCCAACCATTATCTTCGCAAAATTCAGTTGCATACTTCCACTTGGCTTGATTTACACCCCAAGTCATAACTTCATTTAGAAATTGTTTAGTCTTTCTCGCAGGAATTTTCGGCTGCTGAACAAATTTAGCAGGCTTTATTTCAATTAAGTATTTTTTTACTTTACCGCTACTCTCTTGGACTTTCATATAAAAATCTACAAAGTATCGGTGGACTCTATTATCTTTGGGTGAAATATAAGGAATAGCCAGTTCTTCTGAACCCCATTCTAATACACTTGGATTACTATCGCACCATTTCATAAACTTTAGCTCCCAGCTAGAACGATATATAATTCTACCAGGATCACCAATATACTTCTTAGGATTTTGTATTTTGTAGAGACCTTTCATAGTCTCCTTTGTGTATGTCATATAAATAGTCCAAACCAAGCTCAATAGGATATTTATTAGAAATGGCAGAACAAAAAAGAGAGCCGGCAAGCCCAAAGCAGTCCGCTTCTTCTCCTTCTCCTGAAGGAAGATTTAATAGAGACACTTCGGGTATGGTCAATCCATTCAGTGGAAGAAGTAAAGCGTCCAAGACATTTACATATCCGGAAAGTTTAGCTACTGTTAACGACCAAAGTGAACACACACATTGGATAGCTTTTTATCCTCTTGTTAGAGAAGGTACCACCGCAGCAAATGCATTGAGGGACTCTGGTAGAGCTACTATTTTTGAAACTTCAGGCCAACAAAGAGTCGATGCAGAACATGCAACAGCCGCTGGTGCCGCACTAGGTGGAAAACTTGCTGCCGAAACATTAGGTACTGCTGGTCTTGCAGGATTGAAGAGTATTATGGGCGCTAAAGGTGGGTTATCAAACTTCTTTAAATCTGGTGCGGCTGGAACAGCCGGCACGGTGGCAGCACTGGGTATAGCTGCCGGGGTGGCAGCTGGTGCGGCTCTTAATGGTATAGGCGCAAGAAGATTGATTATGGGATCTAAAGCAATCGTTTTAGGCATTCAAGATAAACTTAGCTACGGTTATTCGGCAAACTATGATGTTGCTGATATAGGAGGTTTTGTCGGCGCCGCGGCAACGGGTAACTTTAGTGGAGAAGCCTCACTAGGAGATGTCGGTACCGATGTTGGTGCATTAGCAGCCAGAAAATTAGCAAGTCTTGCAGGTGCAATTGGCGGAAATCAGGTTACAAACTTAAAAGAAGCTACATCAAAAACAGTAGAGAACCCGTATAAAGAGCAGTTGTTTAAAAATATGGGATTCAGAAAATTTGGTTTTGAATATAAATTTGCACCCAGAACATATGAAGAAGGTTTAACAGTTTTTGGTAAATCGGAGGCCAGGGGTGGCGTCGGTGGTATTATTGGGACATTTCTTGAACATATGCATCCAGAACCTAGTAATGCTGGCGTATTTTTAATTTATCCGTCAGAGTTTTTAATTGTAATCTATCATAAGTCTGGCGCAGAAAACACCTGGGTCAGAAGAATATCAAATTGTGCCCTCACAGGAATGAATATCGATTATGGCGCAGATGGGTTCACCACTTTTCAAGGAACTAACGGTATGCCAACAGAAGCCACCATTAGACTCGAATTTACCGAACTCGAAACTCTTACAAACAAACGCTCAAAGCTGGGATATTAATTATGTCATATTTTAGCAACTTTCCATCGGATATACTTAAAATTGGAAATGAATACAAGTATGTCACAGATATTTTCAGACGAGTTTATACAAATACGTTTGCGACACACTATTCGGAACTAGAGACCGTAACTATTCCTGAAGGATATACAGTCGAGCAAGTCAGCGATTTATATTATGGTTCACCCACATATCACTGGGTTATTATGATTTTAAATAACATCGTTGACATTAGAGAAGAATGGCCGAAGTCGGGTGCAGATTTGATTGAATATAGCAAACTAAAATATGGCGGTCTGGAAGAATTATACGATGTTCATCACTATGAAAACGATGAGGGCATCACGGTACAATCTAGTTATACTGAAAATAAAATCGCAGTTACGAATATCGAATATGAAGAAATACTGAATGATGCTAAGAGAGAAGTCAAGATTTTAGAACCTAAGTATCTTAACTCATTCGTAACTAAATTCCAGACATTGATTTCAAGGTAATATAATGGTAGACTTTCTTAGTTTTTTGGGTGCATCTAAGCCCAAGGGAGATCCTGAATATGAAGGCGATGGGGATCTCTTTTCAAATGAAGAAGACTTCGATGAGTCGGCCTTTGCTGATCTGAATCCTGCAATTCTACAAAAAGCGGGTGATGTTATTTACAACGAGGTGTTGCTAGTTACTAACGGCGGCATTATTGATATTAGAGACTTCGTGGTCGAAATCAATATCTATGAAGATATGTTTTCTCCTTGTTTACATGGAAATGTGATTATCCGTGACACACAAAACTTGATAGAAAAGGTTCCTTTGATAGGCGACGAAATATTAACTCTGGATATTTCTACTCCTCAGTTAGCTCAGGCGCCCTACGACCCAACAAATAAAATACAAAAATCATTTGCTGTATATGCTATCAAGAATAGATTTTTGTCGAATGAAGACAAAGAACAATTGTATTCTCTGCACTTCATTTCGATGGAAGGTATGGTAGATAATATTTCATATTTGTGCCAGAAGTATGAAGGTACAACAGATGAAATAGCAGCCAAAGTTTTTGAGGATTCGTTCAAGGATATTCCTAGATACTTGAACGATAAAAACACAGCGGCAACTGCTCCCAAATCTGACTTTACTATCGGCGATACTCCACATACTTCTAAGGTTTCATTATTACCTCCTATGTGGACACCATTTCAAATAATGGGTTATCTATCAAAACGAGCATTGGGAACAAATGTTACCGATGCTCCGACTTTTCTATTTTATGAGACGACCAAAGGTTTTTACATGTGTTCTATAAACGATCTAATTAGATCGCAGATGTCAGTTGGCTTTATTATGTCGAAGTTGAAGTATCGTAAGAAATATGAGGCAGAACAACTAGGAGAAAATGCAATTCGTTTGGCGTATTCTCACGTTGAAAATCTAGAGTTTCTATCAAACGTTGATGTTCTTAAAGGTCAAGACTTGGGGCATTTTGCAAGCTCTCTTTTCACATTAGATGTAGTCAAGAAAGAATATGTGGCAACGTCATACGATCACGGGTTTGAGTTTCAGAAATATCCTCATTTAGGTAGTTATAAATCTGCGCCCGGTCAAACGGGTCTAGTTCTGGATGAAAGCAAGAAATATAATTCAATTTTTCCGGCTACAGTCATTCGCTCATCCGACAGTAAAGTTTTTATTGAGTCTATACATCCTGGTGTTCTAGATAGCTCGGATCCTGAATTGATGAATCTTCATCCTGAGAAATATGTTCAGCAAAGAAACAGTCTGTTTTCTGACATTTCTACTATGAAAATGAAAATTACTATTCCAGGTAGAACAGACATGGAAGTTGGTACAATCGTAGATTTTGATTATCCTTCCGTGGGGTCTGGTAGAAATGGTGAAACGGATGAGGACAGTGTTAGAGATATATGGATAAGTGGATATTATATGATAACTGCGATACATCATCAAATTACAAAATTGAGACATAATATGATTTGCGAAATTGCTAAGGATTCTTATTTGAAAGAACTTGTAGCCGAAGAAGCATCGGCTGCTCCTGCCGCCGCGCCAGCAACAACTAATCCTCCTTCACCGGCTCCAACCCCGGCTCCAAGCAAATAAATAGATTAATGGAGTTACTTATACTATGATGGATAATAGAACAACTAATAATGTTGGTCAGTTTTACTGGTGGTTCGGCGTGGTCGAAGATCGCGACGATCCTTTACGCATCGGAAGATGCCGTGTTCGTATCATGGGTTATCACATAGATAGCACGGAGCTACTACCGACAGAAGATTTGCCGTGGGCTGTCCCAATTATGCCCGCAAATAATCCCTCAATATCTGGGGTCGGCGGCTCGGCGAACGGCGTAGTGACCGGAACGTGGGTCGTAGGTTTCTTTGCAGATGGCTCAGACGGCCAGCACCCCATGTTTTTTGGCACGGTCGGTGCGGTACCTGGCGGTCCGGCAGGTGATCCATGCGCACCAGCAGGTGGCAACAGTGCTTCTGATCCAGCAGGTGCACCAGACGGCGCACAAGATATTCAAGTATCCGGTAGTGCCAAAGGAATGGCCCAAAAGATTTTCCAAACAGCAAAAAGTCTTGGTTATGATGACTATATGAGTATCGCATTTGTCGCACTTGCAGAAAAAGAATGTGGTCTTAAACCTAAGGCAGAACAAATGGGTTATTCCGCAGCAAGAATTAGACAAGTGTGGCCGAAAAGAGCAGATCAGGCAGTTAAATATGCCAATAATCCACAGGGTCTGGCCAACTTCATCTATGCTACCGTAAATGGTAATAAAGGCGGAACCGACGGATGGAATTACAGAGGCAAGGGTCTAAATCAGTTGACGGGTAGAGCAAACTATGCCGCGATTAAACAAATTATCGGCGTTGATATCATAGCTAATCCAGATTTGTTGATTACTGATCAAGATGTGGCGGTTAAGGCGTTTTTTGCCTTCTATCAATATCGAGGCTTGGGTGGAGGAGTGGTTCGAGGCAGAAAAACGGCGAGAAGTCAGAGTGAAGCAAACAAAATCATTACTGATGCAACTGGAGGCAGAGACAACTTTAGCACCGGTTCTGCCTTTGGTAGAGAAAATTTCGCCAAAGTTGATAAATTCTCTAAAAAATATACACCAGCAATGTTGTCTGCTAAAGCATAATCGGAGCATTTAATGTCATTATTACAAGCAACCAGTCTAATTACATCGGCAGTCAAGTCTGTCAAAACTGGTAAACTTCCTGATTTATCATCAACGGTAAATGCACTGTCTTCAGCTGGCGTTTTGTCACGAGATCAAGCCAAGGCAGTTAAGTCTGGGTTGTCTCTAGCAAACACAATCGAACAAGGAAAAACTCCGAGTTTATCTGCGGTAACTAGTGGATTGGCGGCAGTAGGTTTGCTCTCAAAGACAGGTGCAAATAGTTTAACTAAACAGATTAATGTCTCTTCGTCATCTCTACCGGGAAATACAGTTTCTAATGCCAATAAGTTACTGGCAACTCTTACTAAGAGTGGAGTTATCGATAAAACTACTAGCAAATTATTATCAAATGGGTTAAGCATTCTTACTGCGGCATCAAATGGAAATATTTCCGGCGTGATAACCGGCGCATTAAAGATTGCAGATGTTCCTCTCAATGTTTCTAAAGCAGCAACTGAAGTATTAAAGGCTGTTCCTACTACGATTGAAACTTCTAAGGTAAGTTCTGGATATCAAACTACTGCCGCAAAATTACCAGATATCGGTTCGCCAGGTAAACTGACAAAAGAGGACTGTGTAAAAGTTCTTACTGCATGTCAACAAGCAATTTCTAGAAAATATGTTGTCGGTGGTAAGAGAAACATATGGCGTAAGGTTCACAATCGCGGTGAATACGGCGCATATAGAATGACGATATCACAACTTATTGATATTGATTTTCTAAAACCAGAAATACAAGAATGGGCAGAAGATTGTATTCAGATTAATGGCAGTCGCCCTGGTGCCGCCGAAAGAGTTAAGTCATACGCAGAGGCAGTTCAAGATACTGCTGGTGATTATGACTTCGCGCCTTACAAGAGAGAAGCCGGCAATAATATCCAGTATTTCTTCTTATACAATCCTATTCCTCTAAATCATGAGGCTGCCGTAAGAAGCATGATTTCTTTCGTGACATCGGAAGAAATGCAAGATAAAGCAGCATATTATTATTTAAAGAAGGCATACGTAGATTTAAGTAATGCAAAGATTGTAAACGTAGACACTTCTAAAGAAACTGTAGCGGGCTTACTTTCCGTCGCCCTTTGTGGAAAATTAGATGATGCTATTAGTTTTGCCCAAGGTGTTATCAAATCCAATTCAGATGGCATCAATTCTAAGTATTGGTACGATATTGGATATAACGCGGTAGCTGAAAAACCAAAAGAAACTAATAGCGATAAGCCACTACTAAAATCCGGCGTAAGAGCACCAACAACAGAAATCAGTACCAAGGCTCTAATAGAGACTGCTAAAGATCTGGCTGATGTTCTATCTGGTAAAAATATAAACGGAGTCATTTCTGGACTAGTTAAAAATGGAATTATTCCTGCTGATATTGGTGGCATACTAGATGCTGGACTGGGAATAGCA